CAAAGGTTTGTCCTTTTATATAGGTGTCTCCAAAATTTCCACTATCTGCTGTAACATCATCGGCTCTAATACCACCGTGAGCAACGGTATATTGATTAGAACCTGACGCAATGAATTTAAAGTAGCTACTACCACTTGCTGCTGAAAATCCATTCTTATCAAGGGTTATAGTCCCGTTCGCGCTATTCTCAGTTATTTGAGCACCATTGATAACGGCTGAATCAATCTGTCCGGAGGTAATGTACCCTAAATCAGCTGTTAAGGCCGATAATTGTTTCACACTTAGTGCCTGCTGGTCCCACTTTTTAACCTGCCATTGGCCGTCAGTATAGATATACATGGCTGAGGCAACATCATCGTTAATAACCGTCCACATATCACCTTCGTTGTGCTCCTTGCCATCATTGAAGGGTGTGCTGGTTGAGACTGTCGTTTTCCCATCCACGGTGGCTACCGTATTTTTCATTTTTTCGGCTAAATCACTAGCGCTATCTGAAGCGTTTTTTGCGTCCTCGGAGGCTTGCTGGGCAAGCTTAGTCGCCTCGTTAATATCAATTGAGCCCATTGCAATAATCATTCAACCACCCCCTGAAATGTTGAATCATCATCAATATTAAAATCTGAATCGTCATCGCTGGCACTATCTGAATCGTCAATATCGCCAGTCTCACCAGGGATTACCACTGGCTCTTCTACCTCGGAGTTTTCACCCTCATCTTCGGCTGGGTAGGTGACGGCTAAGTCCTTGCTGTCATCTCGGATTCCAATTGGAATCGACCATAGACCAGAATGACTGATCATAGTGGTATGTGCAGCATCTCGGTACTCACTAACATTGAAGCCAATTATTAACTGATTATGAGCCAAGTCGGGGTATATTCCTTCTGGCTCGAAGTGACCGCCATATTCAACTGGTACTGTCAGCTGAACGTCTTGACTGGGTTCTATCTGGTAATTAAAAATGACTGACTGGGTAATGAGGTTAATGCACATTACTAATCGGGCATCCTTGTTGTTTACGTCTCCTGATGTAAAGAAGGCGTACGGATATGCAATCGAGTTAGCTTGGACAGTGTTATAAGTCCCATCATTGGTAACCCCGCTTGGTACAGGATTCCATTGGTTTTCTCGGTCGAAGTCTTGCAACTTGAAGCGAATAGTTGGAAGATAATGTCCAGCTTTTAAGTCGGAGATGTTACATACTTCCACGGTACCGTCCATCTGGCTTCCAATCCATAAACCGTTGGTAAGGTCAACGTTAGGACGGACGTACGTTTCCATCTCACACCACTTGGTAACGGTGCTGGAACCACTGTTAATCACGGCATGTGGGATGTATGGGAAGGTTGCTAACCATTTTTTACCACCACTTAAATCCTTAATCTGAGAGTAAATCATGTTGTTGGTTTCATCGTAGCCGAATGAAGCACCATGTTGACCACCTTGAACAATCATAGAATCAATTAGCACCCCATTAGCACCCCAATGTAAGAACTGGCAATCACTTAAATTGGACTGATATTGCTTTCCTTTGTATGCATAGCTGGCAAGTACCTCACCATTGCTCATAATGTACGAGAATTGTAGCGCTCCAACGTGATTATTGCCAAACTCGTCAGGGTTACCATCGGTAGTCTCCCACAGCTTTTTGAAAGTACCATCATCGTTAGTACCAGTGTCTATCCACATTTCAGATTCATCCTTAACAAAGGCATCATCAATTGATACCATTAAACTACCAACAAATGGTGGGGTAATGGTGACTTCATAACCATCCTTAGCATGTTCTGATTCCCAAGTCAGATTATGGGTCCCATCTTGCTGAATGTATTGCCAATTAAATGCTGCAGCTGATAAGAAGGAAGTAACATTTTCACCTTCAATAAACAATCTGGCAATAACTCGCTTACTGGTATCAGTGTTCGTCCATGATTGACCCAGTGGGGTAATGAGGCTGACACTAGCAGCATTTTGATTCTTTTTGGCGTCTTCAAACAGCTTTTTTACGTGATCATTCCACCGTTGTTCCATATTTTTAATGAAATTGGGAGTAACAACATTGACCGTGCTAAACTCACCTAAAACAACTTTGTTTTTAGATTGGTCACTATCAGAAGTTACCTTCTGAATAACCCGTGCTTGAGTTGTTAAGATGGGGTTCATTGCTAAGTCAATAACTTTAATTGTGTCTCCTAAATTAGGATTAAAATCCTGTGTCGTTTCAACAGAATAATTTACTCGTGGGTGATTAAATAATCTTAAGGTTTTTGTTCCCCATGTCAATAAAGCGGCTGGATTATCAATTGCATCACTTGTTATTGAACCCTCTAGCCATGTTGTTTGGTCAGTGTTGTAAAGTACGTTTGCTTGAGAATCTGTGATAAAATTAACACCGTTATTAACAGAAGCAATCGACTTACCACTATTACCATAAACATATAATTTAGTAATTAAAGTTGTATCAACAGTTTGCCTATCAATGGAGAGCATATTGTCTCCATAGGTAATCCTTTGTCCTTCATTTTTACCAAGTTCATCTTCAATACCAAGAATAAAATCAGTTACAATTCCATTAGAATCAATATTAACATAAGCATCTGCTTCAACATCAAAATCAGTTAAAATAGTCTGTAACATAGATTGAGAAGTTGAATTACCGTCAAACTCCACATCTGCATATAAACCAGAAGTTGAATTATTCTCAACATCCCAACCAGTTCCATCCATTAACCATTGTAAGGCAATGTTTAAAGTACATTGAGTAATTTTTTTTGGTGTTGGAATTGTTTTGCCAAGTTTCCAAATAGCTAAATTAATAGCATCACATGATTTTAAATGTGTTCCACTTGTTGAATCAATTGTTTCATCGGTTTGATAAATTCGATAAACTCTCCAATGGTTCGCTGTATCATCATGAACACCAATATAGTTACCAACAATTAAATTAGAAGCAACAGGAGAATCAGCCAAAACAGTTAAATTATTGATTGTATCATTCCAACTTTTCGAATTAGCGTTCGGATCAGTTGTGTTAAAAGTTGATTCAGAACTAATATCATCAGAATTCGTTTCATCATCAGCAATTTGTCGCTCTACTGTTTCACCCCAAAATAAATTTGTATCATCATCAAGAGTTAACGTGTTTGTTCTCTTGAGGTTTTTATCTAAAATAACATACATTTACTTTTCTCCTTTCTAATTTATTTAATTGCCGGAACATAATCCAACGTAATATCAGCATTCGCTGGATCTGGATAAAAGTGAAGTTCTTGGCCAACTCCACCTTGTATGCCCGGAAAAGTAGATAACCATGAAACATATTTATTGGCATTTTGACCATTAATAGTTACATTGTTATTAGTTGTATCAATTACAATCTCATCTCCAGCTTTTGCGATAAGATGGGGAATATCATCTGCATCGGTAGAACCATCGGTTCTCCACTCTTTATAATCAGTTAATGATTCAAAATCAGTTCTATAAACAACAGGGGGTTTTGATAAGTCCTCATCAATGTCATGTTTACCAAAGAAAACACCTACGTTTGCTAAAGAAAAACCGAACTTACCAGAAGTATCTAACTTTGTCTTCTTTAAATGAGTAACACCATCGGTATTAACACTGTAAGACTCACCTGTTGATGAGTTGTATTGAATAATTTCAGCAACCCACTTGTTAGCAGTTTTACCTTTGTTAGTTACTTTCTGTCTTTCAAGAATAAAGTCACCCCAAAAATCTGAATAAGCATCAGAATTCATATAAGATGTTGCGTATTTATATTCTTGAATTTGTTTCTTAATTTTTCTCTTTTTAGTGGCAGATCTTGGTGAGCCAACTTTTCTACCGCTTATTGTTTTTTTACCGTGCTTGTTAGCAACTTTCCGACCTTTTTTTGTTCTAGTAACGGTATGACTCGAATAACGTTTTTTCTTTGGTTTTTTGTTTTTATTCCTTCTTGTCTTTCTGGTTGACTTCTTTTTTCTGGCGTTTACAATTAAAGGCTTTAATTTCTTTTCACTCTTTTTGCCTTTTTTGGGTTCACTCTTTTTACCTTTTTCGGTTACATATTTAGTAACTTTTTTCAAAGGTATTTTTACTTTATGGTTATTATCTCCATTTACTTTTTGTGCCGCATTACCTTCATCAAAAAGTAATGTTAGATAATCGT